GAAAAAGTCTTTGCAATTTCATCTGGCAAAACTGTCACTTGCATTGTCACTTGAGCATCATTTGCCATCTTATACTCCTATCAACCAAGCGCGATTGCTAATGCGGTAGCCGTGCCAGCCACCTCTGTGTTATCTGCTATATTCAGTGAGGACGCAACCCCAGTGACAGCGGCTCCAGACCCAGCCCCGTCACAAAACACAATGTCAGTCGTTCCATTTGGTATCGACACTGTGGCTCCTGTTCCTTGTGTTATGGTAGCTGCTCTGCTACCAGTCAAAGAATTTTTAATAATAAAGAACTTAGTAGCGGTATTTGGTGCAATAGTCACGACATTTACGCCGCCTAGATCAGATCCGCTATCTTTAAGATTGATAACCGCAAACATTCCAGTCTGAACATTGCTCTGCCCAGACGTAGGTGAAGCGGCTCTTATGGTAAGATCTGTCGTAAGATCAGAGGCTGTAAGGTCAGAAGCACCTAATACCCTGTCGAATATGTCGAAGTTAAAGTTAGTGACATCACCCCAACTACCCGATAATTCTCCGGTAGCTGGCTTTTCTATACCAAGATTTGTACTAAATGAACTTGCCATGATTTACCTCTATGCCGCCTTCTCCGTCCATAACGGAGCTTGTGACGGGGTTACATCTCCCCAAACGGTTGTGACTCCAGCCACAGCGCCCCAATTCGGGGTTTGAATTGGTGTAACATCCGTGTACACGAGGACTATACCAGTATTTCCTGACGCTGTAACCCCTGTAACTGGATACTTGGTGTTTTGAGTTACGGTGCCGAGAGAACTTGTCCCTGCATTACCTGTTGCAGAAACAGTAGATCCTCCTGCCTGTGTGGATGTTCCTAGTGCGCTAGTAGCTGCATTACCCGTGGCTGTAGCTTTTGCACCTGCTGCAACAGACTCATCACCAAAGCTGACAGTGGCTGTAACACCAACGCCTGCTACATTTGCAGAACAGTTAGTTGTTTCATCACCTACAGCACTGGTGCCAACGACACCTGTGGGTGATATGAGACCTGTGCCTGTGACCGTAACGGAATTTAAAAGACCTGAAGCAACGACACCTGTGGCTACACCATCAACAGAAGGTATAACAAGTACATTACCAACCGCCGTTGTGCCAGCTACACCCGTGACAGTGACAGGTACGGCTTGGTTCCAAGCTCCTTGACCCCAAGTGCCTCTACCCCATCCCGATACAGTCACCGTGTCACTCCGTTACGCTATGCGAATAATAGCGTTACTTGCGTCTGCTGTAGGAAACTGAATAGTAAACGTACCAGAAGTAGACGTTTTATTTGAAGAAAAGTCCAACACTGCAACAGCTTTATTACTGTTAGTGTCATTATAAATTAAGGCACCCATCGCTGTGATAGTAGCTGTTGTAAAGCTAAGATCCGCAAAATCAGTAAACGCTGTGGTTCCAGAGGTTGTTGGCGCTACTTTAGTAAGAGCACCACCGCCTGTTGCATAGGTTCCGCTAGAAGCTACCTCTCCTGTTGTGGTAAAAGCCGTGGTTGCAGCCCCTAATGTTGCTGTTGTGCTAGATTTTCCACCGCTGCTCTCTGCGTACAAAGCTAATTTAAAAGCGTTACCATTTGTTGCGAAATTGTGAGTGCCCAACATCAATTCTTGCTTGAATGCGGTACACATTGCTTGTGCTATTGCCATTACAGTCTCCCTATAGCGTCAGCTAGTTGATGTTGACCCGCCTCACGGATCTTCGCGCAAATTGTAGCACGTTCTTCCCTTCTAGCCAACTCTACATAATATTGCACTAAATTTCTTACCCTATCTTTAAAAGCTTCTGCCTGTAGTCGAATAGGCTCCGGGGCCTCATCAGATATATACATTATCTTATTTGCCGCCATGTCCGCAATCTGGTCGTTAGATAAACCACCATTATCAGATGAAACGACATTAACGGACCCCACTGATCCAACATTAACTTCAAACATTATCATGCCTCCCAAAAATAATAGGGTCTGACTCCACCGGTTCTGGCGGTTTTACCTCAGACTGTCTTGTTATCAAAATGTTACCCTCTTGAACTGTTTGCACCAACGGATCGTCCAATCTATGATAACCGTAAAGTTTTTCATTTTCCGGAACATTTGTATCCAACAAACCAGAGCGGTGTGCAATTTCAAGTTTAATTCCCTTAGATGCGGCTATAGCGCACCAGAACTCTACACAAGCTCTACCAGACTCGGCCATATTCACGTTTTTATAAGTAAAATCAATACCATATAGACAAATTTTTTCTGCTTTTTTCCATATGGCGTATGCCATAGCGTATGCCACGGTGTTGTTAAAATAACAATAACCTGTTGATTTAACTACTTCTTCTAAAGGGTACAACTCAATCGTTGGAAAATCCTCATGTTGCACACAAGAATATATTGGTTTTGTGTTTTTAGCTAAAAACTCTCTGGCTATACCGGTTTGTGATCCCGCGTTTTCTGTATCCATGAAGCGAGTAACTGGGTCCATCATAAACGTCCTATCAACGTGTATGATACCGCCGATACAGTTTATTCCCCAGATTTCATCAAATTCGTGAGAAGCCACTCGTGCAGCTATGTAATCTGCATAGCTGCCACCTAAACCAACAATAGCAATTATCATGTACGGGGCCTTCTTGGTAGCCCCTGTCTGTTAGCGTCATCATTTTCTCTGGACTCACCTAAATCTTTCAGGCGAACTAAAGACTCTACAAATCTTTCACTGTACATTTTGAGAACGTCGGCCTCACCCTTCATATAGGTGTAAGCTTCGACTAAACTTCCATACAGCATTGCGTTAGGGGCGTTAACACTTAGATATGTTGTAGTAGAATCTGACGAAGTAGAAACCACCGTTCCCGTAGCCCCACTGGTTGCTCCAGTGACCGTTTCACCAACTGTAAAGTCCGTGCTTGGAAGCACGATATTAAAAGTCGTGCTACTAGCAACAGAAGAAATTGTGGTGTTGGCCCCACTGGTTCCTCCCGTAATTGTTTCATTAGCCACAAAAGTGCCGCTGACACTACTTAATGTCAGCACAACCTGACTTTGTGTTAAACTTGTCGGCCTATAGTAATAATGTAATTCAGCAGAATATGCTGCATCAGGTGTCGGTGACAGCAAAAAGTTCTGATAATCATAAATACCATAGTACTTAGGCGTTCCTGTTGTTGCAGAGTTTGGGTTGTATTCTTGCAGAAAGTTTACATCCTTAAATAACAAAAACTGTTTTGAGCTAGAGCTTTCAATAGATAAACTGAAAGAGGACAGATAATCATCAGGCACAGCTAAAAACTGGTTACCTGACGTAGTTGTTCCAGTTACATTTTTACGAAAAAATTCTAAATCCACACTTTTAAAAATACGCTCTTCCGCAGACTTAATAAAGTCCACCAGATGGGCCACAAAAGTAGTCTCTTGGTTTTCTGTGTAGTCTTTTATAGCAGACTTTAATGTAGTGTATGTAAAGCTCATGGTGTGTTCGCCTGTCCACCCATACCACTGTGGTTCGTACAATAGTAATACAGTGTTGGAGCCCCTACGGCAACTGTGATTTGCGTATACGCCCCAGATGAACCCGGTGTTCCACTTGTGGTCACACCAGTTGTGTATTGAGACCCACCACTATGAGTGCCACCAGAAGTTGTAGAGAACCTCAAGGGATGCCCGGAATTACTACTGTCCGATTGATCAAACCTATAGGTGCTGCCTTCTGACAAACTAACAGTGTCTTGTCTAACTCCATTTATATAATATTTGTTAGATCCAAGATAAGAAGCAACTGTAACAGTATAAGTAGCCGCTATGGATGTCCCTGTTCCAGAGGCTGTAACAGTGCCAACAGCACCTGTTGCGGTAACGCCTGTAACAGTTGCATCAGTGGGAGTTACAACATCCCCGCCAAAAGTTACCGTTCCCACAAACCCGTAAGCTCGTGGAACTAACTCATATTGCAGAGTCACTGTACTGAAAACAGGAAATTTTACCGTAACCGGTATGCTATTATTGTTAGGTCTAGGATCTTTCAAAGTCTGTGGATCGTGTATTTTACGAAAAGGCCCCAACTGAGGATGCTTTCTTTCAAATTCATCCCTACCAACAAGCAAACCGTTCCACTCTTTTCGCATATCTTTATAGCGGTATTCTAAACCAGAACGGTCTGATATAGCCTTTGCATACTTCCCTGTGGCATACCTAGCCATTAGTTTGTCCTGAAATAAGCGTACTCTGGTGTAACGGTAAAGCTAGACCGGTCACGATCCTCTCCCATAGCTCTTTCAAACTCTTCCTCATAAATGGCTTTTAACATTTGAGTACGATTAGGCGCTCTTTTCAAAGATATGTAGTAAGCCAACCCCGCGGCTAAACAGGGGTAAAATCTAAAAGGCATGTCCAAGGTGTTTATGGGCGTGTCCGCATCATCCATACGTGTGAGGGCGTTATACACAATAACGTCGGTACTATTCTCTGGAGTGGGCCAAATTCGTAAACTAGGTGTTACCTGACGATCTAAAAAAAATTGTGTTGGACGACCCGTTGTTTCTTTATTGGGGATGTTTAGATCATCGTCCCGGCTGACACGAGTCAGCGCAAAATCTGTACCGCTCCGTGTTACCACGGCGCTTAATATATCAATAACGTCCGCAGACAAGGCATACGTTCTTGTGCCAGAGGTAAGAGCTTGAGTTCTTTGTGCAATAGTCCATTGATTTAGCCCTCGGTTAGCCCACTCTGCCAACATGAGATTTAACGAACGCCTCGCCGTGACTAAATCATACCCGGTTTTTACCTCTAAACCGCAACGCTCAAACGCTTCTTCAACGTAATCAGCTACGTCTAATTCAAAGTTTACACTTCCTGATACAGCCATTACTTATCTTTCGCATACAAGTTGTCGAAGATCTGATTTACGTCCATTG